CTTTTTCTTTCGGATTATTAATATAAGTATCAATTAAAAGTGAATACATCAATGAGTGAATATTTTCCATCGCCAATTGAAATCCGTAGAAGAATTTAGCTTCAGGGTATTGAACCTCTCTATAGAAGTTCTCCGCTAAATTTTCGTTAACAATACCGTCAGATGCCGCGAAAAATGATAACACATTTTTAATAAAATATTGCTCATTTTCTGACAATTTATTCCAATCTCTGATATCATCTGTTAAGTCAACTTCTTCAGCCGTCCACAACGCTGCTTGGTGTTGTTGATAAAATTCCCAAATGTCATTATGTTCAATTGGGAAAATAACAAATCTACCAGGATTTTCTTGTAATATCTTTTCCATTTTACTCTGATTTATCTTCTTTATTTTCGTTATTATTATTTTTCTTCTCTTTACGTCTCTCCATTAAATCTTTGATACGTTGTCTGTTTCTTTCTTCTTGTTGTTCTTCATGACCTAAGAATGTAACTGATGATTCAGTATCAATCTCTAACATACCATTGTCAAACTTACAGTTTTCAAACACAACACCATCGTCACCAATACGAGACTTTGTAATCGCAATCGTAGCCAATTTCATTTCTTTTTGTTGTAATGTTTTAGCCACCGATATGATAACGTGTCCTACTTGTGCTTTCTTGATAGAACCCCCCATTTGGTCAGTTGTGACAACCTCAGATGAGATTGAACTTCTGTTACCTTGAGTTGCGGTCCAACCAACTAAATCTAACTCGTGACACATTGCTTCAAACGCTCTCATTACAGACCCTTCAGACTTCCATTCATCACCGTTTTGTCTATCAGGTAAGACACAATCAATATAATCCAAAAGAACCATATCAATCTTAGTCCCGTCAGCAATCATCTTTCTGATTTGGTTCTTGATTTGTAACATACTCAAAGTATCTGAAGGTAATTTAGTTAAGATAAGTTTGTTTGGCATCTTATCTTTAATCTCCTTCACTTTAACCATAACCTCTTCTTTCTTCACAGATAATTCGTCAGGATGAATTTTAGTCCACAAAGTTATATGTTTTCTTTGAATAATCTTCGGGTTATCCTCGAAAAATATTTGTAAAACATTATAACCTAAATTAAACGCGTTATTTGAGATTTTAGTAAGTAATGTTGATTTACCCACACCCGTTGGTGCTAATACAACTCCAATCTCACCTTTAGCCAAACCACCTTTCAATAGTCTGTCAATACCAGGAATTCCCATAGGTACAGGATGTCTATAATCTTCATTTAACACCTCATCTAAGTCAGCAAATACATCTGACATACCATTTTCTCTTTGACCAACTTGTAACGCATTTCTAACAAGTTGTTCAACTTTGTCATAATTTTCGAACTCACCCCCATCAATAATTTTTTGGGCTTTGTTCATTACTTTTTGAAGTTCTTGTTGTTTACAGAATTTCATCGCTTTATCCTGTACGAAGTCACCACCTTCAAATGGTACTTCTTTAATTTTTTTAATGGTATCTATCACCATTTTAGACGCTAATTCTTGTTGTAATTCAGATTTTGTAATCTGTTCTAACGTTTCGTATGTCGGTGTATGTTCGTACTTTGAGTAGTACTCCTTAATCATTTGCATGATTAATTTGAAGTACTTATTCTCAAAATAATTCACCTCAATAACGTCGATGATAGACCTTGCAAAATCTTTATCAACAATAATTTGGTTTAATAATTGTAGTTGGAAACTACTCCCTAAATAATCAAAATTTTTCTTTGAACTCATAAAATATTATCTTGTAACTATGATAAATATTAACCCTCTAACGGAACTCCAAGATATTTGTAATTTAAATTTTCAGATGAAAAAATGTCAGTTAAAGACATAAGTAAATTTTTTAGGTGTGGGCGTACATCCACAGTATATCTTATCTTTGGAGGGTACGCTTTTGCGTCAAACTCTCTATGACAAATTGTCTGATTCCCTTCTTTAATATAGATACTAAAAGATTCAGGTCCATCAGTATATGATGTATCTAAAACCGAAGGATTGTTCATAATCTCATACATGTTATCTAACATATATGTTGCGGTTTTAATCTTCAATTCTCTTTCCAAATCGGTTTTGAACTCTCTAATAAGATTATATAACTCAACAGAACCTTTTGCTTTCGGGTTGTAATCTTTAATGTTAAATAAACGTTGAACAATAATGTTGTTGTTCACTTTCATTAAGAATTCCAATTTTGTTGTAGTTTGTTCTTTCATAATTTTAACTTTTAAATTTTCGTTTTTCTTTTCTTGCTAATTTTAAATAGGGTTTCAAGAAATTTACCCATTCGTTATCTCTTTTTGGTAGGTACTTAAATAATCCATCTTCCATCATCATCTTCATCAGATTCTTGTACCCCCTACCTTCTGGGTCCATAGATTCTGAATGATACAAGTTTACAATTTCTTTTCCATCTTCTGTAATTAAAGGGTTAGACAAATTCACTATTTTTTCATTTATCACAAAAAACTCGTCACCAAATATACCTTTTTTTGTTTTACCTGTTAACAAGTTCTTCAACGCTGCGTTTTCTTTATCTTCTTTTAACAACGTTTCCGCTTTTGTTAAAATATCGGAAACTGATAACTCATTTTCAAGTATCTCAGGAAATAATTTAACGAAAGTTTTCTCACCTAAGTAATAGATACCATCAATGTTATCAGATTTATCACCTGATAATATTTTGTAAGTAACCACATTCTGATGAGGTATCTCAATAGTGTCAATTTTGATTTTATCCCCCTTCTTATACACTTTCTTCTGTGATGGGGAATACACACTAACATTATCAGAAATAAGTTGTGTAAGGTCTTTATCGTCGGAGAATATCACTTTAGTTTCGTTGTCAGAAATTTGACAATAATAAGCAATTAAATCGTCCGCTTCATTATTTGGGATATCAATTTGTCTAACAAATGTTTCTTCCAAATATTGTTTAATACGTTGTCTTTGTTGATGATAAGATTCTTCGTTAAAGTTTTTATAGACTCTACGATTTTCTTTGTACTGAGGATAAAGTAGTTTACGAGATAGGGAATTATCTTCCCCATCCCAAAACACTACCACTTTATCAAAATTTTGTTCTTCTATGAAACGTCTGACGGTATTCAAAAAATGCCAGATTCCCCCGACGTGTCTTCCTTCGTGATAAAATTCTTTAACACCGTGAAATCCTATTTTAAATAAATTGTTCCCGTCAATTAAAAGGGTTTTAGTCATTTTTTACCATTTATATGGTTCTACAATCAATCTTCAAATTCTTCTTCGGTTTCAGGTATGAATACTTCACTTAGTTTCATGTCACCTTCACCACCTAACTTCTTATTCCAATAATCAGAATAATCTTTTTTGTATTTGTCAATCGCCGACTTATCATCTTTGATATAACCTTGTGGTACCGCAAGTATCTTTCCATCTTTATAAGATAAACCATTTACGTGGTTTTTTAAGATAGAAATTTTAGTTCTTGTTGCGTAAACAACAGTTCTACCGTTTTTAGTTGCGGTGATATGATTGATACCCGCTTTCTTCTGATTACCAAATAAGAATACTAATGCCGATGCTAACCATAACGCTTCACCACCTTTTGCTTTAATCTCAGGTTGTCCAAATGGATTATCAGGTAATTCAACCCAAGGTTGGTTAATAACAACCATAGTCGCATAATATGGTACATCTTCTTTTTTAGTCTTAGATATTCTCGCTGAGATACCCATACCAATTTTATCAGCAAATGTTGCCGCGTTATGTTGTTTACCACCTTTACCATCGTAAGTCATCTTACAAGGGATTGAACCTACCGAGTCCCATAAGAACTGAACATTATATGGAATGTCACCCTTTTCTTGAGCATCTAATATCTCATTAATGAAATCTGTCGCTTGTTCAATATAGTCAAAACTATCATTGAATATAAACATTCCGTCCCATTCACCTTCTTCATTTTGTTTAGCATCTAAACCCAATTCAACCGCGTGTTCCCAATTCCACTTTCTTTCAGTTATGATGAAGATAGGTAAGTCACCTTGTTTCTGAGCATCAACCGCGGCCAAAATCATTGCGGTTGTTTTAGATGAATTTGAGTGTCCTAAAAACATATTGATATGTCCTTTGATTGGGCCTGGTAATCCACACGCATCATAAAACGCTTCACCACAATTATAATAAGATTCAGGTTTGTATTTTGTTTTAGTTGAGAACTTATTTTTTATTGAGTCTAACGTAATTTCTTTTTTCTTAATAGCCATATTGTTTGTTTTAACAAAAGATAAAAAAAGGTAGTGACTTTGTAAATCACTACCTACTTATAGGTTAGATTAGAATGGTAAATCTTCGTCTACCTCTTCATTTACTTGTGGGTCAACATAAACTTCTTCAGTTTTTGACGAACCTCCAAATGTTTGTTCGGACATTTCAGAATCACCATAAGTGTATTTTCCTAAAACACTATCCCATTTTGGTGTTTGACCATTTGCGATAGCCTCTAAATATTCTACCGATTTTTTACTGTACACATCTTTCCAAGTTAACTCGTCATTAATCCAAGTCTTTGATGTTTCAGTATCTTCGTGAACAGGTGTTGGGTCATCATACATAACTGTTTGAATAACAGTGTACTCTTTCCCTTTTGGTGTTTTAGCCTTAGTTAACTCAAGGATAATATCTCTACCTTTATCAGGGTCAGTGATGTCACCTTTTGCTCTCCAAATCGGAATGATTTTGTCTAACACACCTTCGTTTTTGTAGTTGTGTTTAAAACGCCAAAATTTAACACCGTCTTGTTCGTTATCACGGTCAATAACTTTTACAATGTAAAATTTACGAGCTCTATAGTCCGATGCCAATTTCTTATCAGTTTCTTTTCCTGTTGACATTAACTCTTCATAAACTTCAGATAAAGGTGAACGCTCGTTGTCGTTTTTTTCAGGGTCGTACAATTTAACGTATTGTCCGTCCACTTGAATTTCATGGAACCACGCTTCTTTGAATGGTGAAGAACCATCTGTTGTTGGAAGGATTCTTAGTCTTTTTTGACCTTGTTTCTCATTCTTGTCTAAGATAGCCGCGAAGTATCTCTTCATTCTATCTTCTTGAGACATTTTTGGGGTGAAGTTACCCGATTGTTGTGATTTTTCGTACTGTGAAAGTACTGCGTCTAAACTACTTGTCGCCATATTATATGTTATTTAAAGGTTTACTAAATTATAATTCTAAA